ATAATATTTAGCATTATCAGAGTCCTCTCCCTCCCGGCTGCCAGTACCGCCAACGGCATAACTCTGTGCTTTGGTTGCACTATCTGCTGCAGATTCTGCTTTTCCGATAATTTCTGTTGCTTTCCGTGTGGCAATATCGGCTTTCTCACTAGCTGTAATTGCTGATTCACTGGCGGATGTTGCCTTTTCTGTCGCGGTCTGTGCTGATTCAACAGCTGCATCTCTGCTTGATTTTGCCACATTCTCATATGCCTTTGCATTAGATTCTGATTGTGCCGCTGCCGCCGCACTTGTCTGTGCATTGCTTTTGGATGTTGCAGCCGCTGTCGCACTAGCCTGCGCCTCTGTTGCCTCACTTCTTGCATTATCCTCAAATGTTGCAGCATTGCTTGCGCTTGTCTGCGCCTTTGCAACCTCTACTTTGACCTTTGCCAGATAGTTTGGTTCCAGATGTTCTTCTTTGATGCTTCCCTCTTTTACGATAGCTGACACCTTGCCGTCTGTATCAATGATAAATGCTACTGTATCCGTGTCTAAAAATTCATACTGTGTAATCAGTGCTGACAGGTCTATATACTGTTTTGTTCCATCAATCAGTGCAAGGATAATCTGCTGTGTAGTCGGGTTATAAGTAAAGTTGACAGCAATTTTCTCCATCTGTGTGTCAATGGTAACCCTAGAGCCATTTTTCTTCGTAATGGTAATAATTCCGGTAGATTCCTCAAATGTCACATCTGATACAAGTGTAGCAACCTCTGTTTTTGTTGCCTTGGTTGTGTCAAGCGTAATCACACGGTCGTCAATGGTATCTGTGGCACTGTCCAAACTGTTGAGATTCGCTTCATTCAAAGGCGTAGCATCGCTCGGGTAATTCTCCCAGTTGATACGGTTATATGCTTTATTCATGATCCGCACTCTCCTTTTCATTCTTTTCTTTCGCCTGCTCCTGTTCGGCAATGATGTGCCTGTTTGCTTCCGCTTCTACCTGGTGTAAAATATCCTTAAGCACCAGATTCTTTACTTCTATCGGGATATCACTCTTCGCATTGATGTAATTTATAATATCATTTTCAAATTCACGAATTTTGGCATTGACCATATGCTTACCCTACTTTCTTTTTTACTTCTTCCAGATTTTCTTGTAATAGCTGCACTGTAGCAATCAGATCGGCGATCAGTTCTGTTTTGTCAAGAGTATAATAGGTATTTCCATCCGGATCTGGATTTTCGGAGCATATCGACCAGTCTTCATCTCCGATCGCAGTCAGTACCTCCTGTGCAATCAGACCATGCCGGTAATGTCCCGCGGCATCATAATTGTAAACAAACCGGCACGGACGCAAGGACTGTATAAGCACTGCGCTCTTCTCCCGGTCAAGGGATTCTATACCGTGTTTTAGACGCTTGTCCGAATAAGATTCCCAGCCGTAGGACGAGATTCCTTTTCCACTTGAGAGCATTTGCGCTATGGTGTTTGCCGACGTGTCACGCACCACAACAGCAGAGTAACTTGCCGTGAGTTCACGCGTATCTGCCGCCGACCGCAAACCATCCGTTCCCATCTGCACAAGAGTTCCTTCCCGTTTCAGTTCAACCAAGTTGTCCGTACTCTCTTCCGCGTCAATGTGCACATACCCGCCGGTCATCTCCATAGAACCCTTGAGTTCCAAAAGATCAGCGCGGATCTTTATACCCTCCGCAGACTGATTGATCTCCGATACTACACTGTCGCGTGACACTTTTGACGTTATCCCCTCGGCGTTTATCTGGATTGCAGCCGCAAGTTCTCCCTCTTTATTTGTTGCCCGGTTGACCTCCGCTGTGATGCTCTCCGCTGTCTGGGTTATCCGCGATGATAACCCGTCAGTGGTATTCTTTACTTCTGACCGGATTTCTGTGGCTGTCTGTGTGATCTGTGACTGCAAACCCTTTTCCACGTCAACGATTGTCGATTTCGTCTCCTCAATTGAGCGTTCCAGAGTGTTGCTCTTGCCTTTCAGCTGCAATATGCTCCGCTGTATTCCGTTGACCTTACTTGTCCGGTACTCTTCCCCGTCCGCTTCCAGATCATCACGCAAAGCCTGTATGCCTTTCAGCGTGCGCTTTAGGATGTAAGTCTCGATCAGTTCATATTTTGTAGTCAACCGTACCGCATCTCCGACCTCAAGGCATGGATTTCCTTTGCAGTCAGCACTAAATGGTCTGTATATAATTCCTTTTATCTTTGATAACGTTTTTTCTCCAATTTCGTTTAATTCCTTTGTCCCTTTCCCATAAACAAGGAAATTTCCCTCGATCACATAAGTGTTTCCGCCATCACCTACAATTGCTCCTATATCATTCTCTTTTTCACGAATTTGCAGTTTGTCAATCGTTCTGACAATATAATCTTCATATTGTGCTGAAATGTACTGGCTTTTACTTATGCTAGTGCTCTTTGGATTTCTAGGATAAAGATCATCCGCCGGGTAAAGATCATTCGCCGGATAAAGCCCCTGCATCTCTTGCGTTAAGTACACATAGCGAAACTTTCCAACGCGTCCGATATTTCCCATACAACCGTTAATTTCAAGTATACAAAACAAAACCTCTTTTCCGCTTATGGCTTCGCCTATCGTGCTTTTCTCTGCGGTACCTGAACTTCCGCTACTTGATGCTGTCACTTCTACAGTTTTTTCAATAATCATTTCATCATTTACAAGAGATACTTCTTCCTGTTCCACTCCAAAATGATTAAAAAAGCTATCTCTGAATTGTTTGAGCGTTACCTTGCTATCTTTTTGTGGAAGTATCTGATTGTACCAATTAGTAACATCAGATGATAAAATATCATACAAAGCATCGTAAGCTACCACATCCCGGCACGTCCGATCTGCCGTAGGTGTGTCAGAATAAACCTTGTATCTTCCTATTTGGAATGGTTTATCTTTGTGACCATCAAGAGTCAGCTTTGCAGTCAACCACTTGCCTTTCATTGGCAAGAATACATTGGACACCGTGAATTTAATCATCCCGGCTTCACATGCCCCGAATGTTAATTCAGATTCCGAACACAAGCTTTCTGTCAATTCAAATTTTTCTTGGTGCAGTTCGGTGTTTGTGATATTGATTTTTCCATCATCAGATACGATGTTTAACTGTTTGTCTACGCTGTCCTTTAAAAACAGGCTTGAATATTGGTAATTAACCATCGTATACACCCCCTATAAATGCCAGTCTTACAGAGTTGTAATGAATTTGACCTCCATAAGTTCCGTATATTGTAGGTTGAAAATCTGCCATATAGCCGTACTGTGTTACATAATCGTCATATTCCGGGATGTACGCTGTGATATAGCAGGCTCTTCCGGTTGCATTGGCAAACTGCTGACGGATTTTACTTATAATGGCATTAAATTCCGTGTTTGTAAGCATAGACCGTGTTTCAAACTCAACTTTTAACGCCTTTAATTCCACGGCATTTCTATGTAAATAGCCGTTAGCGTCCGTATAATCATCTAAGTCCTGCATATTCACATATGGGCTATATGTCTCCGGTTTCATAAAAGACATTGGAACTGTGTAATTCCCAATCTTTAACAGCCATCCGCTGTACGCCATGTTTCCACCACCTAACTGTTTTGGTTTGCGGCTGTCTCAAATGACAGTCGGTAAAATGGGTATAAAAATAGCACCTACCAGTTTGATAGATGCCACTTCTTTTTCTTAATCTATTTTTTAATTACTTCAATATTGGGCGCTTTAATCACAATTTTCTCTGGCGTGTGAGTTACTTCCGCGTTTCCATATGTAATCTTGATTTCCTGTTTTTCCATATATACCTCCTATTGAATTTAAAAATGAAAAGAAGCGCATCTCTGCGCTCCCTCTTATATACCCGCTTTCCCCAGCCTTTCCCAATCTGCATCCCTAGTACATTCATCCTTTTTCTTCAATAAGTTTTCGTTCTCTTTTTCCAGTTTTTCTATTTTTATTTCCAATTTCTTTTTCTCTTTTTTCAATGCAATATTCTCTTTTTCCAAATCGTCCGCACGAATAAGCGCGTTTGACTCCCGATTAAAAAGATCAGTATTGTGCGCCTTTAATGCATCTTTTTCTTTATTTAACTCTCTTATTTCCCATTTGTAATTCTTTTTATCTTGCGTCATCTTAATTTTCAATTCTTCTATCGTTTGATGTGCTTTATTCAACTTCTTTTTGCACTCATTTAGTTCTGATTCAGACTCCCTATTCTCCATCGTAATTCTCCACATATTAAATCCAAATTTATATGAAAGTGTAGCCACAATCATTACATATAATTTTATTTATTTCATATGTTTGATCTTTTCTCAAAATCTTTTCCTTTTTATTTACTAAAGTAAACGGTTTAAATGGATTTAGATTTGCAGTGTATCTTGTCTTTGTTTTGCCTGGTACAAATTTCTGCTCCGTATAATGAGAACAATTTTCGCTCCCACATCTTGGACAGTAAACCTCTTTTTTTTCTCCGAATAAAGTATATTTATATATACCATTAAATCCCGTGTTTTGAGATCTTTCAACAGAATTTCTTAAGAATAATTTTCCAACACCTGTAATCTCTGGCTCTTTTGGGCGTTCCCACCCTGTATCATTTTCGTTTTCTTGTTCGTATGATTTATAAAATTCACTTTTTCCCGCAGACATTTCATTGTTTTCGTGTTGTTTCAACGGAAATCCGCAATTGATACACATTTCTGCTTTGTCTGAAATTTCTTTTCCACATTCAGGACATTTAATCAACGCCATGTGTTACCCTCCCGCCACTTGTAATAAAATAATTCTACCACAAGTGGCGGTATTTGTCATTAGAAAATATATGCTTCTCTTCCAGTTCTGTTAAAGTAATCTTTTGCATAATTGCGAGCGCTTTTTCCGATCTGCTCGGATGTAATCCCAAATTCTTTTTCCAAAATTCCTTGAAGCAACTGATTTTGTTGTCTTAGCAATTCCATTTCCTGTTGCGCCGTACTGTACACTGCATCTCGAATACCGGTAATTTCCTGTCCACCGGCAACCGCTGTTTTCCCTCCAACAGTCCCCAGAATTTCTGCCCGTCCATTTTCTCCCGCCATAAACATACTGTACTGGCTTGGGAATCCTCCGGCGGCAAAAGTAGGAATTTTTCCGAGATTTATACTTCCGGCTCCAACAATCTGCTTTCCAGCAATGTTTACCGCATCCCACGAAAAAGAAAGCTTTGAGTTCATCCAGTTTGCAAATCCGTTCCATATGTGCTTTACAGCAGCTATAGCATTATTCCATGCATTTTTCAATCCATCTGAAATACCACTAAATGTCCACTTGTCTGTTGTAAACTTTGGAGCAACATCTTGATTCCACCACTTATAGAATCCTGTGTTTTCCCACCATCCAGTAAATTCCTCCCACTTTTTAGATAGACCTTTTCTTATGCTTTCTCCAAGATTTTTCCATGTATTTACTGTAAACCATGGAGAAACTTTCTCGTTCCACCAAACGGCTATACCTGTGTCACTCCACCATGTAGAGAATTCCTCCCATTTAGTCGAAAGACCTTCTTTTATTCCGTTTCCTATTTCAAGCCAATGATCTTTAGTAAACCAAGGCAAAATATTTTCTTGAATGTATTCAGATGCTTCATTCCACTTTTCTTCTATTTTACCTTTTATTTCTCCTATTTCTGTCTGTATTGAGAGCTTTTTTTCTCCCCAATATTCCTTTACATCTTCCCACCATGAAGAAACATCCTCTAAAGTTGTTGTTAATTTATTGCGAACGGGTAGTTCAACATCTAATCCCCACCATTCTTTTACGTCGTCTTTAAACCCAGATATTTTTTCTCTCAAGTTTGGAAGAACAACTTCTGCTCTTAAGTCCACATTATCTAAACCATTTATTTGTTTCCACTCATCTATCCATGCTTTTAAATCAAAGCTACTTGGAACTTTTAGGCTGTCTGGTACATTATTGTTAAAATCGTTTAGTGCCTTTTGGTATTCATCTAAAGATGCATAATCTTCTTTTTTCGGCATCTTAATGTTTAAGTCAACTCCGTCTGAATAACGATCAAGTATTCCTTTTTGACTCAAAATGCCCCCACCATATGCATTTATCCACTCAAACGGATTTATAAGCTGCTTTAAGCTTTCTTGCAAATATTGTAAAAATCCACCATCCTTATATGCTTTTACTAGATTTTCTGCATCTTTTTTTATACTGTCTTTTCCAATAGTAAAAGTTAACGCCCCAACTGCAACGGAAAGTGAAATTGGGACTATATAAGAAAGAATTGACTTTACTGACTCTTGTCCAAACGCCGCCACAAACTTCTCACTAATCAGTTTTCCTATCGTTTCCTTAAGAATTTTACCTGTAAGAAATTTCCCTGCATACTTAAGTGCAAATGCTCCAATAATAAGAGATATTGTCTCAAGATCAATTTCACTCAAAAAATCCGTTACACCATCCCATACTTCTGACCACTTGATATTTCCAATTGCTGTTGTAATAGTGTCATATATTCCGTGAACCCATGTATTGATCGTTCTACCAAGTGCCGAAAAATCAAACGTTTCAAAGAAGCGATTCACTCCTGCGGCAATGGAATCTCCCAGATTTGTCCAGTCAAATTCTTCTCCAAATGACAATGCTGTATAAATTGCTGTGTTCAGCGCACTTGCAATCGTCATGCCGACATCTCCGAACAATCTTGGTGTAATAAGCCCATTAAGGAAATCTGCCAGCCCTTTTCCAAAATTTCTAGCCTTGGAATAAATTCTATCCCAGTCAATAGATTCCATGGCATCTGATAACGCATCGCTGATATACGCCCCAAGTTCCCGCAAACTTCTGATCTGACTTTCATAGTCTTTGAAAATGGTATCTACCTGTACCAGCCCACCAGACGCACCACCTCCGGATGCACCACCACCGCCGGAACCACCAGAACCAGATCCGCTTGAATTATCCGGAGTGGTAATCAGATTCAATTCGTCAAAGGCTCTTAAGCCCTTATTCATCTTTTCAACGTTTTTCGCTGCCTGTCCTGTGCTGTCCGCTATATCAGCCGCGCTCCCTGCTGCATCAGACCAATCATCTGCCAAACCACCGGCAGAAATCTCAAATTTCCATCCGAAGATTGATCCTAACGCATTGGTTACTGTTGTTGCAAAAGCAATAACTTTCTGCATGACTGCATTAAGAGTTCTTACAAACGGTTTAAAAGCGTTAATCAGTGCTCCACCGATAATAGCCGCAAGCTGTTCAAATGACTGCTTAAGTATTCTTACCTGGTTTGCCCATGTGTCTGATGTTCTCGCAAAGTCTCCCTGCGCCGCGGCTGTATTTGCCATGACATACTGATAACGAAGCATGGTCTTTTCTGCCTGCGTCATAGACGAAATGTCGGCATCTAGTCCCTGTTTCATAGCCCACTCTTTAAGAGTAGCCTGTGTGAGGTCAAGACCGTATTTTCTTAAAGGCTCTGTCTCTCCGGTAAATACTGCCTGCAAGTTTCTAGCAACGTCAGACTGCTCCATATCATAGAAAGAAGCCATATCCGCGGTCAGCTTTGTAAGCTGTAGCGACATGTCAGCCATCTTTCCTTGTGAAAATCCCATGGCTGTACCCATAGCTTGGAATCGGCTTGCCACCTGTTTAGCGGTCAACTCTGACATGCCAAAATCCTGTATGGATGTTTTTGAAAAGTCCTGTATCAGCTTCTCATAATTGCCGAATGTGGTACGTACAACGTTCTCAACCTCTGTCAAAGAAGATGATATGTCGATAGCATCCTTGATCTTTGAAAAAGCACGAAACAACAGCCAGTATGATGCATATAGTTTTCCAAATGCTGACGCAAGACTAAAGCTGCTACTCTTCGCCTTGTTCGCAGATCCACTAAAAATGTTCAAACTTTTTCCGAGTGATGTTGCTGCTCTACCGGATGATGCGCCTGTTTTTGCCAAATTGGCAAGTGCTTCTGTCATCCGGATAATGTTTGCGCTTACGTTTGGTGCTTTTGAAAGCGTCTCAAACAGGTATTTAAGGTTATCTGCAAGCAAAGGTATGTTGTTTACCGCCCTGCCGCTTGCAACGCTTCCTAGCTTTGATATGGAAGTCACGAGGCTACTCATGTTTGTCATATCAAATTTCAGTTCGCCGATTTTATTCATCTGGCGCACAAAGTTCTGCAGCTGTGCTGATATCTGCGGCAAATTGGCTGTCGCCTGTGTAGAAATCTTACCACCAAGTTTGCTGATACTTCCTATCAGATTGGTCAAACCTGTTGTATCAAAGTTAAGCGTCCCTACGCTGTTCATCCCTTTTACAAAGTAAGCCAAATCGTCCTTAATCTTTACCAGATTATCAGTACCAACCGTGGCAAGTTTTCCGCCCATTTTTGATAATGC